GCGTAGCCCGCGGAGCTGGCGTAGCCCTTGAAGTTCGGTGCGGTAGAGCGACCCACCGCGATCCCATAGTGGATGAACTTGTTTCCATCTTCATCTGCGTCGTGCCAGACCTTATTAAACTCATCCCCGTCGATGAATACACGGCCTGGTTCCTGGATGCTCTCGGCGTCCGGCTCTATCACGTTTTCTTGCGACGAATCTTGACAGACAACGTGGTTGGCGAAAACGCCGATCACGGTGAGATAGTGGCCATAGGCGAAGCTAGCGCCGGCCTGCCGGCGATTGCCATAGTCTTGAACGGGAACGATGACTGGCATACCATCATTGACGTAGCGCTTGAGATCGTCGAGGGTGAGGTCGGATTTACTCTCTACGCGCAGTCCAAGCGAGGTAAGGTAACTCGCAATAGCGGTGGGATGAGTTGACTTCGCAAGATTGGTGCCGAGTGCTTCCTTCCAGTCCTTGAGATCACGAGGACCCACGCCGAAGTATCGTCCCACGGACATAGCGGCGCAGGCACCGCACGAATAGTGATCTCGTTGTCGAATATCAGGGACGTCCAGTACGCGCTCAGCGCTGACCGTTGTCGCTCCATCGGTTCCCCCTAACACATTCTCCGTAAGGTCAAAGAGGTTATCGTTCCCAATCGCCTTGACGATTGATCCCTTCAGCTGCGCGAACTGGCTCTTCAGACCCACGAGGAAAGACCTAGTAATTCCAACGGTCTGCGTGGGATCACGCCGATAGCGCTTTATGGCTATCTTCCTTTTCCGTTGCGATCTCTTGACTCTGGCCTGAAGGAGCTGCTTAGTTGCTCGTCTCATAGATTACCAGTACTTGTTGATAAAGTGGATCGCGATCCAGATAATCACAGCCCAGAAGATAAGCGAGAAGAGGAAAATAATTCCCATAAACCAGTTGGCATTACGCATCGTAAAGACTCTTTTCAGGACAGCGGACGATAAGACAGTAAACCCGAGCGATGGCGTTTCTGGATTGTACGTAAGCGTGATAGTAGAACAGGCAAACGAGTTTGGCTGTATCTACCACCAAATCTATCCAGGGTTCTCCAGATCCCGTAAGTCTAAACTTAGACATCTGCTGCCTCCTTTTGAAAGGTTGAGTTCATTTCCTCCCTTAAATATACCTTATGTATCCTATTTCGCTCCGCCCTATTCACCTCGGTTTCGACTACCTCACCGATGACTGGTATGGTGTCATAGCGGTTTTTTGCCATCCCACGCAGGAAAGCTTTGGCTTTGTCGAGTGTGGAATAGGCATGTGCGAATTGTGAACCCATTGGTGGGACAGCAATAAAAATAGTCACGTGACTTTATCCCTCGCCTTAATGAAAGAATTGTTGTTTCGGAAGTAGACTTTATCACTATTACTCTTGTCAGCGACTTGGTTCCTGTAATCCAGACTGTCCTCACAGGGACCGTCATGGCCTTTCAGGCCAACCAGATTCTTGAACTCCTCATAGGGCATCAGGACAACGACGCATCTACGGCCCATGCACAGCCAGGTGGTGTCCTCCGTCTTGTGAGGGACAAAGTAAATGATCCTATCCAGGTTGATCACAGCTGGTCCATTATCAGGCTCTAGCCTTACTTCTAGCAATCTCATGGTATATTCTCCTTAGAGTAATTCCATTTTTCTAGCAACTCCACAGTATGGGCAGATTGCCTTCTCAAGCTCACTCATAGTTATAAGTTAGCCTCTTCTTCAGTAACCCAACCCTCCGCAATAGCTTTCCTGGCAAGATTGAGCACTTTCTGGGTTGGCTTTTCTTTAGCTACCCCAGTCATTCTATCACGTGCCAATTCCTGGCTAATCTCCTCACAGCAATAGGGGCAATCATAGGCGTGCCTCAGATATCTCTTCACTTGCTCATCTGATGGATCGATACTGGCGATTCCCTCAGTGCAACTACGAATCTGCTTGAACTCCCCACAAGTCATCCATTGCATGGGATAGTCCTCCAGGTTATGTGTTTCTAACTTCTCCATTCTGCTGTTTCTGTTGTCTCGTCTGGGCACCCAATTGCGCTTTACTCTGTGGAACAGTCGTCTGCGGTTTCGGCTGTTGCTGTTGGCCATTCTGTCCTTTACTGAAGTCAACCTTCTCACCCTCTTCACCCTCTACGGCTTTCTCTCCACCTAGGCCACCTTCGGCTTCCTGGCCTTGATTTCCACCTTGGCCTGACTGTCCTCCGAACTGCGGGGGCGGCTCTGGTTCACCACCAGGAGTACGGCCAGTCATCATATCCTCTTCCTCGGTTTCCTGTGAGGTATCGAGCATATCCTCTGCCTCGGTATCACTAAAGCCCAGGAACTTGGTAAGGAAGTCATGCGGTGCGATGACCGTTTCGCAATTGGCCTGGACATAGGAAGAGAGGGCCATTGTCTTGGTCTGGGCGATTGCAGCTTTGTCCTTATCCGTAGTCGCGTCTAGGTCCGGCCAATCCACATAGTATTGCTTGGGTTCAGGCAGAACACCAATCTGGATAAGACGGTTCACGAATGGTACGATAATCCTGGGTGTCAAGTGCATATGTTGCCGGTGTGTTAATCGGCCATTCCAGTCGGCATCATCCTGGGAACTAGCTAACTCGCCACGCTCCGAGCCCATGAAGACACGCTTGGGACAACCCAGGTGATAACAGATCGCTTCAATCTGTGGATCAATGAAAGGTTGCGGAGAGATAACCTGCGGCGCCAGCGTCTTGGCCGACATGCCCGTAAGGACTAACCAGCGATTCAACCGTGCATAGTAATTCTGCATCATCCGCGTGGTCATCGCCTTGTCGATGATAACGTCACCACCGAGCTGCGGATGCGTTTCTAGGGAAAGAGAGGTGAAGGCACTTCGCCAATATCCCTCTGCTGATCCTCCATACAGCTTCTGGAGATCGAGAATATTGTTGAGTACCGGGCGCATCCTCGGGACGCCGAAGATCTCACTGTTGGTGAGGTTATCGGCGATGTGAATAACTCGCGACCAGTGGACACGAACCGTCGCGAGCGGTAAACCAACCCCGGTGTGCGGGACACGTGGATCATTGAGAGTAATGCGATACATGAGAGGCTGGCCGAAGCGCTTGTTGTACATGCTGGCTTCATACTGCACCACCTGGACTAATGACTCGTCGAACACGCGGAGAAAGAGCAGCTTGCGTTTCTTTCCTTGCCCTGAGCCGGGTGGGCGCATCGGGGAGAACTGGACCTGGAAGTACTGTGCATCCGTACCCATCGTGGAGGCATAGGGTTGCTCCAGCGCTCTTGGAAGTTGACCACCATAGATGTCTTTGGAAACCAGATCCGGCCCAACGTAATCGGAGCTGCGGATGCCACCGCCATCGTCCTTCTTGCTGCGAGAGTCTTGGTCCCTATCGAGCGCAGTGCCTGCCACGCCGGACATATCCTTTGGTGCCCCATCCGGCTCCACTCCATCAAGAGGCTCTTCCAGTAACCGACCATCATCGACACCGAGCAAGATTACACCAAAGACACCAATGCCAGAGAGGACATCGGCGCGGTGCAGGTACGTCCAGATAAGCGCTCCATCCTCATCCTTATAACACGAGTCCTCCCCATAGAGGTGCGAGCCTACCTCTGCCCAGGATTTCTCAAACTCCGTTTCTTTGTCGCCCGATTCTTCCTCATAGACCTCCGGCATAACCTGCCAGGATTCCTTCGGATAGAGCTGGACCACGCGCTCCGCAATCGCCATGCGGTCGAAGAGTTGGCGGAAGACATCGGCCACAATCGCGTCGGGATAGTTACACTCCGTCCAGATCTGGTTCCGCCCACCCATAATCTGGGAGAACAGATCCTCCCGGCAGCTCCAGACATTATCAACCAACTCGTTGAGCTGGTTTAGTGCCTGTTCAGCCTCACCATTGGCAGGAAGGTTGTTACGGAATGCACCAGCACGTCTCGTTTTCATTTATGATTATCCATCGGCGTGCTCCATGGGTTGTGGTTTCTAGTTAGCCCCCAGCTTACGTGTTTATATCGAATGCGGGATAAATCACGACCTCACCAGCACCACGACACAGCTTGCAGGTTCGGCGCAGCATATCTGCGCCCGTGCAGGCAGGACATGTCCCATGTGTACCACCCATCGTCTTGTTCCTCTTGAGCGATTGCTTTTCCGACTCGGTGGACTTGAGCTTGCCCGAGAGATAGTTCGTAAGGAGGTTGCAGGCAGCCTCACGCGTGCGCTCTTCCTCACACTCTAACGGTAATCCCTTAAACTCTTCCATCGCCATGGCGTTCACTCCAATACGGCTAACGGTCTTGGCATAAGTAAACCCAAGGAACTCCATAGCGATGCGCACTCTCGCCGGCACTTCCTCCGGCCGGTGCTGCTCGTAGTGCTGCCCTTGCTGGCCAACGATAACGACTGGGTTGCCCATGGCGTGATCCTTTCACTGCTCAAGACCGCTGTAGTTATATCCTCGCTTCGAGAGCTGGCAGAACTCCTCTTCTGTTTCCCTCTTCTCCATCTCGAACATCCGCCAGGCGATATCGAATGGCGTCATGGCATCCATCAACCGTTGCCGTTCCTCAGCTTCCGCCAGTGTTACTTGCTTGAAGTTTCCGTCGATGTCCTGAACTAGAATAAATCCTTCAGGCACGCTCGAACGCAGGATTTCTTCATTCGTCATCAGGAACCTCCTTACTAGTGGCCATCCACCTTGCTATTATCTAGTTTATTACGAGCAGCCAGGAATGGATTGTTGATACCTTGCGCTATGTAGGATTTATCATACTTGGGTAGAGGAGAGTCCGTGTCCTCAAAAAACTCTTCCATATCACAGCGGGTCTTGAGGTCATGCCGATTTACCTTCTCTAGTAACACTAGTTCCTTGAAATCCTCATAGGCCATCCCTATGTGAAGCACTGTGTTGCCAGTGGCAACCACCGTGTTACTGCCGTCCTGGTAAAAGTAGGTAATGGCATCCAGATCGAGTGTCACGTTCGCTGTATTGCTGGCTAGACATAGTTCAGTCAGTCTCATAGCAGATGGTCTCCCCAAGGATTAAAGGAACTCGCGCCACTTGATCTTCTTCTCTGGTTTTATCTCTTTTACAGGAGGTGTAATCGTTTCCAGGTGGCTGATTAGAAATGTCCATACACCTGCAATACCATGGCAGATGGCGTGGATTCCTGTTATGCTAACAACAACCATGTCGCCATAGCACTCACCACCAGGCACGGTACAGCGAACTTTATCACCTACAATCATGAACGTATCCATCTAGTTCCATGTTCTCGACATATTCCTGAATAGCATCTTCAAAGTCATCCTTGCACTCGCTTGGATACCACAGGTCGAGGTGGATCTGCTTAACACCACCTTCCTCTTCCCTGGAGAATATAATGGATAGGTGATACCAACCAAAGATCCTCCAGAACAGTTCCCGCAAGCTTAGGGACTTTTTCCTTAAGCTCATGTTAACTCCTTGTCGAATAGTTGGTAGGCTTTGATCCGCTGGATAAGTTATCAGTCAGTTGGGCAGTATGTTGGCGGTCAGCGTCAGTATTAGTTTTCTCTTCTTCCTCCGCAACTGTGTCTATATAAGCGTAACAACTGGGCCATTGGCGTACATGGTCCAGAACTCTCTTTGCCTTGGCGATAGTTACGAGATCCTCATACTTATTAATCACTTCTCGGTAAAGATCATAGTTCATAGGAGTGCAATGATAAGGGAAAGGATAAGGCCAACTGCCACGATACTCAACACGGTAGCAACGCGCTTGCCTGCCTGCGATGATGGCATCCTGCGGACCACACGGAGTAGCTTGCCATCTATGCCATAAATACCTAATTGTGTTACGCGTGGATCACGTAGTAGAGTTTGCACAGCTATGGGGCTGTAGTCGCAACCGCATAACCCATCGTAGAGATCGGTTTTATAGAGGAAAGCAATGGACCTACCATACCCCTTCATGGGGAGAGTGAAACTCTTTTTGTACGTTACTATTTTCACGGTTTACTTTCTGAGAACAAGTCTAATGCCAAACTCACCAACGCTCTAGTGTCATCCTATCGCTCCCGCCCTGGCCTGAGCAAAGCTCTTGTGTGTTAATCCGTAGACCATTAGTACGACCGCATCGGCTTCGTCAGGACTATGGCCAATCATTTCGACTAGGGACT